CAATATCTTCTTTTCTAAATAAACGTTCTTCACGTGCCATCATTGCTTTACAAAATGCTCTTTCAGGGTTTTTATTTCCCGTGTATTTATAACGCACTTTGAAATACTTTAAATCCCCAACTTTTTTATCTTGTGAACTCTTTAAATCAGGTCTTGCATTACCAGTTTGAATAAGGTTGATAAGTGCGCTTAAAATCGTTGTTTTAGGCTCTAATTTCTTTTCTGCTTCAATCAATTCTAAATCCAAATCGCTATCGTCTTCTTCAATTTCTCTTTCGTCAACCATTACCCAACCGTCTCCTAATTGTTCACTATCTACACGTGCTAAAATTTCTTCTAATTCCGTGTTAACTTTACTCAATTCCGTTCCAGTTTCTTCTTGTTTATCTTCGCTCGATTGCACGTTTTCCAAATCAGTAAACTCTAAAGGTTGTAACGTTTTAAAGAACAATTTAGCGGTGTTTCCATTGAACGATGTTATTTGTTCTAATCCATCAATCAAAAGTTGCTGTAACGGTCTAATAACCATATTGTCGAACAATACAAAAGCATTCTTTAATTCATCCGCATTACTTCCAAAACCGTTTGCGCTTCCTAATCCTAAAAGTAAACCGCTTGTAATTGAATGCGAAACCATTATTTTACGCTCGCATTCAGTTGCCAAAAATTGATAGTGGTCTGGTGCCTCATTTAAAGGAATATCATCAACCGTTGTTGCTGTTTCTTTGTTGTTATTAAATCCAACTATTACTCTTTGCCCTTTGCTTCCAGTTAGCTTGTTTTTAATTTGTGATTGTAGTAAATTTTGTGTTTCAATGTCGGGTTGTCCGTTGTTGAAATTTACTACTTTCGTGCCACTAAATCCATTTTGTACCTCGTTAATAAGGTAATCGCTTACTTCTTCTTCCAATAGCGCGTAAGCTGTTCCTGCAACGTAATCAGGCAAAGAAAAATACTTCATTCCGATTGCATAAGGTCGAATAACTAATATTTCAACTTTGTCTTTTGAACTTTTGAAATTAGCAAATTTCTTTGGTGGAAATTTCTTAATGTCTTCCCAATTATTTGAATAATACCAATTGTTTATTTTCCCCTCATCGTCGCATTTTTCAGGTGCCAAAAGATTCATATCAATATGAAACGCCTTTAAAATTTTATCGTGCTTGTCGTTGTAGTGTACTTGGATTGCGCATTGACCTAATGTTTTTAAATCAAAGCAAAGTTTTCGTAAACAATCCTTATTAAACAAAGCCATCACTTGAGCGTATTCGCTTGGTTTTCTGCTCGCATCAATTACTCCTAATCCTTTACCATACATCAACCTTGTAACGTTGTTTATAATGGATTGATTCGTTGCGCTCTTTCGATAACGGTCTATAAGGAATTGAAAGTAACTATTGTTTTCGCCAAACGTTACATAACCTTTTTGCTTTGATTCTATTATCTGCGGAGCCTCGTATTGCGCCAAATTTATTACGTCTATATTCATAACATCACAAAATCATTATTACTTGAATGTTCGTCAGTTTGCAACCCTGCCTTGTAACACCAAACTTGTTCACTACCTAAAAAATTAGTAAGGTTGTAAAGTTGCACGATATAAAAACGCCCTGCCTTTAGTGAATACACCGCTTGTACTCCGATATAGTAGCCATAATCAATAATAGTCGGTGCGTTAATTGTTGCGCTTGTTCCTGCTTCTTGGTCGATTACTACAATATGCGTAATCGTTGTGCTACGTGGCGCGCATTTCAATATTTGGTTTGATGTACTAACTTGTAAAACATTCATATTTATAAAACTATTAAAGTAGAAAACTGTTGCATAAAAAAAAGGGTTACATTTCTGCAACCCTCTTTCATGGAGACAATCAAACAAAAGCTAAGATGTTGTGAAAGACGTTAAAGACGTTAAGTCAGTTAATAAACCTGCTTCCGTTGTGCAATTTATAAAACTCGCTGGTAAAGATTCCATTCCCGTAAATGTCAAACTGTAACCGTTTAGGTCACCTGCTTCCGTTCCCATTCCGATAGTACCTGCCGTTAAATCCATTCCTCTTTTAAGTCCTGCGATTCGATAGGTATTGTCACGCCCTCTAACAATTATATGCGGTCTTCCGTATGATAGCAATTTCACTATTTTTTGGCTTATAGCATCTTGTTTTTTAAGCGTGATAGTAAGTTCTTGTTGGAAGAAAGTAGTGCCGTTGTTTCTATCTGAAGTGATAGTTTCTTGATAGCTGTTTGTTCCTTTCAATTCAAACTTGAAACAAGCTGTAACGTTTGCAATTGCTGTGATTAAATCGGTATTACCTGCGTCATAAGTAACATCAACCTCGGGGTTGAAATCCCCGAAGTTAATGAAATATACAGCGTCTAATCCTGCAATTGAATCTTTACAAACTTCTAATCTTCCGTTGGCTAAGTCGCAACTCATGGTTCTTAGTTTACAGAGTTAGTAACATTGTATGTAACGATGTCCTCAACGATTCCGTATTGAACACCTGCCGTCATTCTCATAACGATACGGATATTTTGGTCACCAATAGTTTCCGAAGTATCAATGATTCTAACTTCTTGTGAATCGTTAAGTAAACCAGTTCCGAACACTAAATTTTCTTTAGTTGTAGCTATCATTGTAGATGCAGGTAAACCCGGTGCGTGTGCTAATTTAACACCCTCGAAAGGTAAAATTGCTCCACCGTTAAACCACATTGAACCTTTACCATCAACACCGTTTGCACCGATGTTAGTAGCGAAACCACCTAATGCACGAACATACAATCTGAAAACGTTTGTAGAAACGTAAATATGGAAATCTTCACGTGCTGAAACTGCTAACGGAGTAGCATCAAGTACTTTTCCGATTTCTGCAATTACGTTAGTTGACAATAAACCGCCACCTACTAATGCAAGTTCTTGCGCTGAAGGTAAAGCAGGGTCTAAAGCTAACAAAGTAGTGAATCCGTCAAACTCTCCGTTGTTAGATGCAACACCTCTCCAAATGTTTACTTCGTTTTCAGATGCTACCTTTTCAGCATATTGTGCCAATAAGAAATCTGTAAACGATTTCGGCATAACGTCAAATGCGCTGTAACCCATTTCTAAAGCATCCCAATCATTTCTAAACGTGGTACGGCAAAGTTGTCTATTTACTTGTAACTCTTTCGGTTGGATTACTCTTTCAGTTAAAGTAATCGTTCCTGCTGGATTAAAGTCGCAAGACGCGTTTGATAATAATTTGTCCGTTGCAAGTCTTTTCATTACTGACTTAAACTTAACGTTTGGCATGATAGTAATTAAATTATTTGCCAAAGTTGGTGCTGGCAATAAAGCCGCCGCGATGTATTTTCCTGCAAATTCTCCCGAATAAGAGGTAGTTACTGAAGTAGTTGTACTCATTTTTTATAAATATTTTAAATTATTAAACTGCTGTTAAAGTGATTGATCCTGCTGCAACCCCTGACCCGTTTACATACCAATTTGTTCCGTCACAAACTAATTCTGCGAAGTCGCCGATTGCCTCTGCTGACGCTACAAAAGAAATAGTGTTTTCGTCAACTCCTGCTACGTGTGCGCCGTTAACTAATACGCTTCCTTCGATAACATTTGTAGCCGCTTTAATCGTCCAATCTGTAGTCGCAAATAATTGACCTACGATAAACTTGAATCGTAAACCTGCTGATGTTGCTACTGCTGGCAAAGTGATTTGCGCTCCTGCTGCTGCTTTTAATATTAATACTTTTCCGCTATCCTCTGCGGTTAAAGTTGTTGCGCCCGTTACGGCTTCAACTACTGCCAACTGACGCTCTGTGTCGTTGGTTACTGCTAAATAAGTTGTACTCATTCTATTGGTTTATAAATTTCATTACTAAATCTCTTGTGCTTTTAGGTGCTTCAACCTTAATCTTTTCCGTTGGCTCTGGATTATGAACAATTGCTTTCGGTTCTTCCATTTGTGCCAATTGTGTTTTCAATGCTTCGTTTTCAGATTTCAATGCTTCGTATTCTGAAAAAAACGTTTCTTTAACCATTGATTCAACTGTTTTTTTAACCGCTGATTTTTCAATCGTTTCAGCTGGTGCTTGTGGTTTTTCCAATTCCTCTTCTTTAACTTCTGCAGGTGCTTCTTGTTCTTTGATTTCAGCAATTACACCTTCTTGCGTAACAATTAAAAGCATTCCGTTTTCGACAACGTATTCACCAACAGGTAAAGGGATTCTTTGGTCGTCTTCCGTTACAACAAAAATTTCGTTGTTCGCTTCAAAGCTATCCGCTTCGATTATCGTAACACCATCGTTAAGTTTCATTTGCTCTAATTTCACTTCGATATTCAAAGCAACACAAATCTTTTTTACAATTTCTTTATAATTCATTTGACTTTTTTTTATTAAACTATTACACTTTTGTTCTGTTGCACTTTAGCGAATTATTACGGTTACGTTTTGAGTTGGATTGATTACTATTTGCGTTCCTCCGCTTACCGTTGAACCTATCCCTTGCTGTGATAATTCGCCCTCACAACATTCTTTGCGATACTTACCGTCCTTACATAAGCAACCACGTTTTCCGCCTTTTGGCGATGTTGTTTTTGTTGGCATGTTATCCTTTTACTTGTACTACTTTAACTGCTTTTAATGTCGCAACTCCTGCTTGAATTTCTTTTGCTCTCGCTGATAATTTCTCAAACATTTTTTGACTTTCTACGCTAATTGGTAAACCTAAATCCTTAGTGTTTTTAATTAAGGTATTGACTAAGTTCAATGCTTTTTGATTGTCTGAACTTGCAACTCCTAAAGCGTCAATTGCTTCTTTTTGTTTAACCAAAATTATATTTACTTTTCCGTTAGCTGATTTCAAAGAATTATCTGCGCTTGTAGTCATTTTCATTGCGTCTTGCAACAAACCCAACTCAACGTTCATTCCCAATTTTACCGCTTCTTTATCAGATAGCTTGTTGATAATTTCTAAACTTGTTTTCATTTATATGATTTTATAATTTGTACTACTTTCTCACGTGCGCTCATTTCGTAACGTTCGGCAAAATATCCCTCAATACTGAATCCTTTTAATTCGCCGTCTTTAACTTTTTTCCACGTTTCATCGTTGTCAACTTTCATTGCAATCATCCACGTTCCTTTGGGTAAATCAAAACCGTATAATTTAGATTTATCCATTTCGGCATCTTCAATGATCCACGATTCTACAATTGTCATTCCGTCAACTTTAACGGCATGTTGTTCCGTTGCGTTTTGATGTTGCCCTCGCATAAATACCAACTCGCTTGCACGTTTTACCGTTGATTCTGAAAAGAATATCTCGAACTCTTTATCTTTGTCTTTACGGTAAATTTTCTTATTAGGAATAAGCGCCGCACCTAAAACAATTCGCTTTTCGTCAATTGCTTTTAGTTCAATAAAGTCCTTTGAAAGTGCAATAAAGTTTTCTTCAATCGCTGGTTTTTCAACAAGTGAAACGGCAAAAACACCGTCTTTCTTTTCGTCCTTAATTACTAATTCGTAAACTTCCATACCTTTTAAACTATAAACTTGCTGTTTGTTGCACTTTCAAATCAAACTGCTGTGCGCTTGTGATGTCATTACTTACTACGTATGCTTTAACGGGTTGCTGTTGTAAGGTTGCTAATTGGTTTATTCCCGTATCTCCTACAACGTTCAAATTTGGTGCGATAATACTTGAGGGGTTTGGAACGTCTGGATTCCCACCACCGCCACCACCACCAAATTGGGTGCTTGCAATTTTCGCAACCTGCGCCAAACCTGTCGTTCCTGCAATTCCTGCTTCAACAAATCTTTGTCCCGGGAATAACTCTTTACTCATTGCCAAAGCTGAAGTTACTGCTAAATAAGTATTCGTTAAAGCGGCTGCTAAATTGAAAGCCTTTGCAACCTTAAACTGCTTACGTGCCGTTGCTTCGTCACGTGCATTAAACGATTCTATTAAACCTGCTATTGCTGTAAATGCGTCTGCCGCTAATTGTAGTTTAGTTTGTTTTAATGTATTTTGCCTTGCTATTTCTTCGTCTGTATATTTTTTATTGATAACTCCTAACTCGTTTGTTTTTGCTTGTTCAATTATTGCTAACTCTTCAGCGTTATCTTTTGCAAGTTCTTCAAGTGTAAAATATTTATCGTTAACCGATTGTATTTCTCTTTGTTGTTCTGTTA